ATATAAATATTTTACCAGATGAATCTAAGTCAGACGCTTCACTTACGTTTATACCTATAGGATTATAATCAAAAATTTCTTTATCAATATAACTATTAATAAAATTAAAATTTAAATCAAAAATCTTAATTGTAAAGTTACCATTATCAAGTACATAAATCTTTTCATTGAATATACTTATACTAGAGGGATTTGTAAGTTTATTCTTCCTATTTACTTTACCTTTACCTCCTATAGTCTTTAATAAGAACCTACCAGGTAAGTCACTATCAATACTATTGCGCTCTACTGGGGGATCTGAGTATATTAACCCCGCTATATCAAATTTAAATAAAGTATCGTTACCTTTATCGAGTACAAACAAAAAATTATTAAATGAATCTACTGATACAACATTACTGAATTCAAATTGTTTATTAAATTCTACTTTATTACCAGATAATAAACTAGTTATTGTTTGATTGTCTTCTGAGATTTTAAATATTAAACTATTATCTGTACCATATGATAAAACAATTTTCTCATTTGTATTACCTCTCTTTAAAAAATGTAATTCATTAATAGTTGAAAGGGATGTAGTACCAGAGGTAGACGTCGAGGGTATACTTGCAGCGGCTGTATATGTATCAGTAAAGTTATATGAGCTTAATGCAGTTGTCGGGGATGTTTTAGTAGTTATCTCTGCATTAGCAATAAGAAACAAGTAGTTAGAATATAATTTACGTATCGTGTCATTATAAACTTCTGCTAATAGTAAATCATTATGACTTATTTTGACATCATCAAGAGTATAAGGGAGAGTATTTAACGTTGTATCAAACTTCTCTAAAACTCTATCTCTAGAATATGCCGCAGTAACTTCGGGGTATACACTACTCATTAGAAATATTTAATCCATCTTAAGTTTTCTACCAACTATACCCTTTAAATTGTTTTCTTTTATATATCTATATACTTGCTCAATGTTATCAAACTCTATCTTTTCACAATTAGAATCTATGAACTGTTCACCACTTATTGTTTCTAAATGTTTTGTGGACTCATTGTATATATAATTTGGCCAAGGCATTAATAAGTATTTATATGGTCCTTAAACAAAATAAACAAGAAACGGTAAGGAAAGATACAACTATAACCGCAGACTATATACTTAATCTGTATAAACAATCAAAGGGTATAATGGATAAGAAAGAACAACGAATATTCTTACAAGATGTAAAAAAACTTATTCCCTATATAGGACAAAGAGTAGTATTACAGATAGAAGATTAATATTTAAGTTCTAACTTTAATGCCTGTAAGTATATATGTTATCTTACCAGCATCCATCCCTGTGTGTATTTTAATACTCTTTGTACTAGAGTATGTATTAGTTATAATTACTCTACTAAAGTTCGGTACTGTACGCATGCGACCTGAACTTATAGAAGAGCCACTAAAAAATACAATTTCATTATCGTTTGTTGATTCATTATAATAACCAAGAAAGCATGCAGCATCATCAAAATGATCTGCATATACTGAAAAATAAAATTCTTCAATCATATCCCAATTAATATTAGAATTACCAACTGCAGTTCGTATATTCGCTTCAGTATACTCGATTTCCTTAACAGTTACCGTGCCTGTACCTGAACTGTAAGATGTAGTAGAGTGAGCGTAAAAATCTCCAATATATGTACCTATTGCAGCATTAGTAAAAATTGTAGTAGCTGAATTTCCTAGAGAGCTCTTATTAGATCCGATTGAATTGTTGTAGTTTGTAGCTGAAATCGCAGTTGATGCTGTCGGGGCAATTGCTTTTACATAACCGATACTATTACCTATACCAGTGTTTAAGCCTAAACTATATATAGAACTAACAGCGGTCACTTCTGCATTAGCAGTTATACCTAATGGGTATATAACACTACCAGCTAAACTAGCTGCATTCTCTGCGCTAACAGCTACCCCTGACAGACTAATACTACTTAACGCTGTAATGCTATCACTAAAAGTTACTGCTCCTGATATATCACCACCATGGATCTTATCTCCGTTAATGCCATTGTCAGGTAAGTCTATATGATTAAGAGGTATAGCAGAATTTACTGGAACCCAAGTAAGAGAACCATCACTTGAATCTATTGCTGATAAAGTGTATACAGTACCAAAAGAATTATTAGGAGTTATTGTATCAGGTGTAGCTGCAGGGTTTATTGTAGTAATTTCATAATCAGCAGCATGAGTAAAAACAAAATCTCCAACCTCAGCGCGCCCGTTGGATGACACAGCTGTGAGAGTAGTGGTATCAAAGCCTTCTGCTTTAAATATCGTCGATGACCCTAACGATTTACCACCATCAGTACTGCCATCGCCTACAAATACACGTTTACCGTCTGTAGAGTAACCTAATTCACCTTCACAGAGATCTGTTTGTAATCTATCTGCATCTGTTCCTCTACGTAAGAAAATTCTTGCTTTTTTTACCTCTGCCATATACAATTATTTATCTTTAAACTAAATATTTAAAATGGTACCAGAACAATTTTATATACTCGCGGATCAGCAAACATCAGGCTTTGTTGTTAAAATACTGAATGCTCGTGATAATAGCGTAGTCAAAATGCATACCTTCCCTGGTACTATCACTAGTCCTCCTGTATTATCAGGAGATACAGCTACTTTTATGTATAAAGCATCTGTTACTAAGTATTTAGTTGTCCTTAATATTAAAACTAATGCTAAGAGTGTAAAAACTATTCAGTAATCTCTTCTGCAGATTTCTTTTCATGTATAACAGGTATAGCAGCTGAGCGAATATCTTCATTAGCTGCTTTTCCTATCTTACGGACATCATCTTTACTCTTCATTAACTTCAACGGTACGTTCTTGAATGGATGAGTATGTGGGAATGTCTCAAAGACAGCTCCACTAACATTATTCATGGTACCTCCCTTATGAGAACCCAGCGACGCATAAGTTATATTTCCTTCTTTTAGTCTGCCTTCAACAATTACTGGCTCGGTTTCTTGTATCTCTACAGGAGCTGAAATATGTTGTACACTTAGCTCACCTTCAACATGTAAAGAGCCACCTATAACTACATTTTGATTTACACCTAGGTTACCATCTACTACGACTTGTTTCTTATTCTTATTGCGGAGTAGTAACATCTCTGCTGCTATTGTTATAACTTTAGAATCTATATTAATTTCATCTTCGGCAACAATATTAGTTTGCTGACCTGCAATGTTTGTTATTGAACCACCTATATCTAAGCCACCTACCGTCTTAATAGATACCCCACCAGCTCCAACCTGTACATTCCATTTGTTATTAATACTCTGCACTAAACTACCACCGGGTAGATCATCAACATGTACATATTCATGCAGTGGTCTTTCTTTTTGAGTAGCTGCTACCCCTTTATCAAATACCAACACTTGGTCAATATCGATTTTGCCTATATCATCAACCCGTATAGATGGAAAATCATTAAAGACCAAACCTATATTCTCTATTTTATTTTTAGTTATTGTAATAATTTCATTACCACCTCGACCCATCTTCTTCTCTAAGTCAGTTAAGTCTGTAGCAATAGATTTTAAACGCTGTATGACATATGTACTTTTATCTTCTTCTACCCAAGTACCATCTTTTGTACTAGGACTAAGACCTGTTCCTCCACAAACCGGGCAACTACTTGATTTACTTAAAAAGGAGCTTTTATCTCCTACTGCATCTAGTACAGCTATAGTAGGTACTGTAGCAGTCACTTTACTGAAATCATAATCAGGGTCCCCGTCAACGTATCTGTGAACTGAATTATTAGAGGTAGAAATACTAGTGAATACATATTTATTATCCCATACTCTTTGTCTGCTAACATCCGTACAAACAGGACAGTCTCCAAAATCTCCTTCTCTGCTCTGAAACAAACTAGTCTTCTTAAAGAAACCTACTTCAGTTTCTATTTTACTAGCTCTCTTAACTTCAAATAATTGTTTTGCATCAGCTATAGGGTCTAATAGCTCTTTATACTCCTTAAAGATATTATATTTTTGATTACCAATCTTAGTATACTTATCTCCTATAAATATCTGATCTATATCTCTACCTACATATTCGTTATTGTAGCCTTTTGTTGTAGTAAATTTATCTCCTTGTACTAATTTCTGATCGTTATTAGTAGCAAATTCGATATTAACATGATTATTTAACTCCTTGAATGAGCCGCTATGATGAGTGAGTTTTAATGCTTCTCTGTTATCGGTATTTACAATTTCAAATGAACCACCTTTTTGATTTATAACATATTTGTTACGATATGTCTCAGTATTGTGATCATAGTTCTGAATATCAGAATTTTTATTCTCACCACTACCTGGATAATCTATACCATTATTATCAGAGTTATCATAAATAGATTTCCAATCCTCTTGACCATGACTTATAGCAAAATAAACCGGGGAAGTAGGGTCGCCGTTATCAAAAAAGACCCATACATGGCTACCTACATTAGGTAAACCAAATGTCCCTTTTGCTGCATTACTATAAGTGCTAGGATTATAGTTATATCCATATTTATTACCATTCTCAAAAGGTACATCACCAGCATTAGTAAATGCATCAGTGACTTTTAAGTCCTGTATCTCGTATTTTCTACCGGGTTTTTCCCCTATGCCCTCGTTATTGAGACTATATTTTGTTTTAACATATTCTTTATTATAATTATGATCAGAAACATTATTACTATCTGATATTGTTCCTGTTTTTTCGTATGCGTTGTACCTACCAGAACCAGAGCTACCGTTTAAAGGAGCAGCACAAACAGCCCATGGCAATATTCGCTTTAAATCTTCAACAACATCAGTTATATCACTGTCAATATTCTTACCTATAAACTTAAAGGACTTATCTTTATTAAGTTTATTCCACTTTGTATAGACAGTAGGGCTAACATGAGGGACCCATACCTTTACTTTACCAGCTTTTTCAGGGTCATTGTTCTGTATAACAATACCTAAATAGTTACCATAATACTTTTTAGTATTTTTTAAACTACTTGTCTTACTTGCGTTAATATATAGGTCTTGAGTCATAATATTTTAGTAAGGTGCTACTGGTAAATTAGGGTCATTAAGTATTTCTTCTACTGTCCTGCCTCCTGTTATAACAGGGTCATCGTTAGGGATTATTTGAGGAGGAACTATAGGCTGTATCATTTTAAGTGGCTTAGGGGCTACATATAAGTCCTCCCATGTTACGCATAATTGACCTTGTACTTGTTTGTTTGCCTGCTTCTTAATTGAAGCTACCGCACCATCTACCATTTCTTGTTGATACTCTTCCTTCTTTGTCGGATCTTCTTTTAATTGTTTTTTCACTGTAGGAGAAATATCTGTAAGCTGTTTTTTTGGTTGAGTTGTATCTGTAACAGGTATAGTGTTATTTAGGGCTGTTTTAGAAAAATTCTCACCTATAGGTTCCTCTTCTACTACTCCTTCATCTTTAAATTTATCTTTAACTCTATTAAACAATTCTTTATACTGACTAACCTGACTCGGGGAAGCTGGAGTTGCATCCGGACATATATTATTAATAGCCCCTCTAATTTTTTGTTTAAAGAGAGCTACTTGATGTACTTTAATTTTCTTATAAGCAATTTTTCTTAATTCTAAATCAATTTTACTCTCGAGCTTATTTTTAATTTTGCTTAACTCCCTGTTTATAAACTGATCAAAGAATAATATTTTTTCTAGTATTGGATTTTTGTCGAGTATATCCTTTATAACCTTGTTTATACAACCAGCAGCTTGCGCTTGTAACTGATTAATAGAGCTAGATACAAAACTATTAACTTGAGATAGGAATTGCTGGCCAGTATCTGTAAAAAACTGACCAATCTTAGCTCCGGATATATTTTCAAGTGTCTTATTAATAGAATTTACTGGATTTGAGTTTAAAATCTGCTTAACCTGGCCAGGTGTCACTCTATCAATAACATTAGTAGGGGATAAAGTTTCCTTAGCTCTGGTAACTTGATCTCTTATAAATGTACTTAGTTTAAAAATCATCGTAATTATTTAATCCTTGACATAATATCAGAAACCCCTATAATAATAATATGATTAAAGTATCTCATGAATCCCCTATAGCTTTATTGGAAAAATCGACAGAATATAATGATTATCAATACTGTTTGGTACATCTTATGGAGGAACAACCACAATACGAAGAGTGGTTCATGGAGAAATACAAAGCAATGCGCCCAGACGGGGAAATACTACTTGATAACTCTATTTTTGAGTTAGGTACTGCATTTGATTCAGAAAAATACATCGATTGGGTAAGAAAAATCAAACCTAACTACTATATTGTACCGGATGTACTTGAAGATGCAGAGGGTACTATGGAATCATGGGAGAAGTTCACTAGTAAGTATGTTGGGTGTCCAGAGAGCTTGAAGATAGGAGCTGTACAAGGTAAGACATGGAAAGAAATCGTTGAATGCTATAAATTCATGTCAGATAAAGCTGATTATATCGCAATTAGTTTCGATTTTTCTTATTATCAAGCTACATCAAGCGGTGAAACTAAGTTAGAAAGATATTCACAAGGTCGACAGCACTTAATTGAGAGGCTAGCTCAAGAAGGTATATGGAATTATAAAAAACCTCATCATTTACTAGGAGCAAGTCTCGCAAGTGAATTTTCTTATTATGTAGGTAAATATAATATTCGAACAATTGATACTTCAAATCCAGTTGTTGCAGGGCTTTTAGGTTATAGGTACAATAATGATTTTGGTTTGACTCATAAACCTACTCAATTACTTGCTGACTTAATTACTGCAGAGCCAAATACGGATCAAATTGAAGATATTATGTATAATACAAAAATGTTTAAACTTATTTTGAAACGCTATAGCTGATAAAAAATGACCAAACAAAAGAATAAATGGATAGCATTCTTTTCTCAGACCGGATCTGAAATAGTAGCAATTAGTCAAGCACTCGGAAGGTGGCCTGATTATATTGTAACTAACAGAATGGATGATAATATTAACCCAACTTTGCTTCATAGAAGTAACTATAATACATCTGGAGAGGATGGGTCTACGTTAATTAGAATTCCGAAGTGGCCTAGAGAGATAGACTATATGAATATCGCTGACTATATGGGATTTAGTATTCTTAATGAAAAATGGAAAGATAATATTCTTGTAACTCTACATGGCTATCTACGTATTCTACCTCCAAGCTTCTGTGATAAAACAAGAATATACAACGGTCACCCAGGTTTAATTACAAAGCACCCTGAGTTAAAAGGATTTAACCCGCAAAAGAAAGCTTTTGAAGCAGGTACTTATAATACGGTAGGTAGTGTCATACATGAGGTGATTCCTGAGCTTGATTCTGGGGATGTTGTTGCTGAAGGAGAGATTAAAAACGACTTTGACAATCTCGAAAATTGTACTTTAGCTTTACATGATTTATCTATACAATTATGGACAAAGTTCCTAAAAGATAAATTATGAGAATTTCATTTACTGGTGCGCAATCAACAGGAAAAACTACCTTACTTAACTTATGTAAAGAAAGATACCCTAATTTTATATATGTAGATGAGGTAACTCGACGTCTCAAGAGAGATAAAGGAGTAGAGATAAACAATACTGCTGATAATTACGATGAAACTCAAATTGAAATTATTAAAGATCATTTACGTAATATTAAAATAGATGATAAGCGGAATAAAGTAATTCTTGATAGATGTATATATGATGGTTTCTTTTATACAAGGTATCTATATGAACAAGATAAAGTATCTGAAGATGTATATAATTATGCGTATAGAATTTTTAGAGAGAATAGACATAGATATGATGTTATTTTTTATACTGATCCAGTTGATGTTAAGTTAATAAATGATGGAGTGAGATCGACTGATATAGATTTTCGTAACAGAATAATTGAAATTTATAATGAATTTAATATTGATTTTGACGCTAATGTAGTCAAAATAAGTGGAACAGTAAGTGAAAGATGGAATACAATTAATAAAATTTTAGAACTATGAGTGATACATTAGATAATAGCGCAATTAGCAAACACCTAGGTAAATCTAGTCAGTATAAATCTACATACGACCCATCTCTTCTCGTAAGAGAACCTAGAATTAACAATAGGAAACATCTAAATATAAAAGATGAGGCGCTTCCATTTTTTGGATGTGATGTATGGAATGGATTTGAGGTGTCTGCATTGTTAGATTCAGGTCTCCCTACGGCGTTTGTAGCAAAGGTAGTATACCCTTGTGATAGTAAATACATTGTAGAGTCTAAATCTATGAAGCTTTATTGGAATAGCTTCAATATGGAAAAATTAGGTAAAGATATATGTGAGGTGCTTAGTAGTATTAATACAAAGGCATCTAAAGATCTTAGTGAATTACTAGAGACAGATGTCAAAGTACAGTTATTTAATCCTATTGAATTAGAATACGGAGATATAGATTTTCTAGACGATCACTCCTCGTATGAGTGCTTAGAGGAAAGATTCAAAACATTAGATATAGATGTATATTCTGAAACTCCAGATTTGCTTAAAGATAATGACTCACAAGCAGGAAAGCCCTTTAAAGTATTTTCAAGACTACTAAAGAGTAACTGCAGGGTTACTTCTCAACCTGATTGGGGAGATGTATATATTTATATCAAAGGTCAGTCTGTTCCTACACATGATAGTCTAATGAAATATATTATATCATTTAGGGATGAATGTCATTTCCATGAAGAGATTTGCGAGACTATTTATAGTCGATTATGGGAACGTTATAAACCTACAGAGTTATCCGTAGCTTGCTTATATGTAAGACGAGGGGGATGGGATATTAATCCTCAGCGCTGCTCTCATGAGTATTTAATTGAGAAAAAGATGTGGGACGAGACTGAACCATGGTCTAAGACAGGTAGACAGTAATAAGTAGTATTCATATAAAAGGAAAGGCTCGCTTTCGCGAGCCTTTTTTGATTTACTAATCTGTATTAACTAGATTATGCGTATGGGTTGAGCTCGTTCGCACCGGTCGCAATATTCATACCAGTAACAAATACTACATGGTAGTAGTTCTTTGCACCAAATAAGTGATCAACAACACCGTAACGGGTTAGAAGACCAACTTTAGGATAGAATCCGTTAGGATCTATAGAACGCTGAATCATAACAGGGATGTAAGGACAGTAGATAATACCAGAATCGTAGTATTCTGGTCCTTTATATCCGAGCAATGCATATTCAACCTTATTTGCATCAGTTGCGCCTAAGTTATACTGAGCTTCAGTACGAGTATCGCGATAGACATTAAAACGTCCACCAACGTTACCGACTTTAGCAACACCAATAGGTGCTGTATTAACATTACCTTCAACTGTCATCCAGCTAAACTCAGGTAACATCTCAAGAATAGAACAGACGCGAGGAGTTGCAACAATAAAGTTAGCAGCACCACGTCGGTTACGTACAGCCATTCTATTAGCTTCGATAATTAACTTCTGATAGACAGCACGGTTACGCTCAGCCATCCAACGACCATCAGCAGATGCAACGTTGAAGGTAGAGAAATGCTCACCGGATGTACCACCAAGTGCAGCCTGAATCATACGAATGATCATCTCGCGATCAATCTCAGCTTGAATCTCATATGACATAGCATTGGTTAACTCAGAGTCAACGTCAATACCATTCATGTTCTTAAGATCCTGCTCTAACTCAACTGACCAGCGTGCACCTAATCTACGAGTACCAGCTTCAACAGCTGTTTTCTCGAAGCTAAGCTCGACTGTAGGCATTTGAGAAGCATTATCCAGCTCAAACGCTGCTAAAGTAGCGGCAAAACCTGTATCAGAACCATCGAAGTCAATTTTATTGCCGTCAGACGCAACAAACGCAGATTGACTACCAGTGAATGTAGTAGCTTGTCCAGTGAATCTAGTATCTAACTGATCATAGCCTAATTCTCCAGATACTGCAGTACCATCTGTTTTAGTATTATTAACAGAAGTAACAGCATGAGTGAGACTTTGCGGTGATGTTAAATTTCCACCTGACAAGTTCTGAGAACTATACTTGTACCGCAGGGCGAATGCTAAGCCAACTGGTCCAGACATAGGCTGAACACCAACGATTTCGTTAGTAATCAACTCAGGGAATGTCCTACGGATCATTGGAATTAGAATCTTTGGTAGACGCGCATCATTGGTAGCGTAAGCATCACTAGAGCCATATGCACCACTGCCTCCTTGTCCGATACCTGCAACTGATGAGCCTAAGGCTCCTCCAGAAGCTTGATTACCGGATTCCTCTATACACCATTTCTCTTGGTTTTCCAAAAGCATGGCTGTGTTTAGACGGGTATGACTATCTTGAATAGCGCTGACCTTGTTAGAGGTATAGTCCAAAACTGGACTCCACTTCTCCAACAATTGC